GTTACTTTCCGAACGGTTTTAGACTTGGTGGAAGATAAGCAACATAAAACCCTAGACGGTTTAAATAGAATAATAGAAATCCTTTACGGTGAAAGCGATGAGTCTAACTAATATGAATACAAAAAGAAGCGAGATATATGTTGGTAAAACAGGAACAGGCAAAACTACTTTGGTCAGGTCTCTTGCTCCCAATGCAATATATTTCTATGCCAGCGAAGTGCAGGTAGCAGATATTTATTCCATCCCCTTGGACCTAGGTATTATCATAGAGGACCTAGACTATAGACCCAACACCAAAGAGATAGTGCATATTATCCGCTCTTACAAGGGCAATGTAATCTTGACTAGTAAAAATAGGAAAAGCATTCCCAAAGAGATACTAAACATTTGTAAAATTAAAAATGTAGGGACTAAAAAGTATCTAAGAGAATCTATCAAGTCTCTTTCTCCTAGGGGAGAAGAACCTGTTTCATTTGAAAGAGATGTATATTCTTTAATCAATGATTATCTTCGGGATAGCAATAGAGAAAACATAAAAGAGATTCTTTTATTCAATAAACCGGCAGACACACAAATCATTTCGTGGCTTACAGAAAATCTACACCCAAATAAACTTCTCTTCATTGATGGAGTTGTTAAAAGGCGCTGGTCCCAAGAATATTTCTATGAAATGCTTGCCTACACCCACGATGGTAAACTTTTTAGAAAGACCAACATGGCTAAAAGAGGAAAATACAGCAAGGTTCCAAGCCTCTTGAAAAGGGTAGGTTTGAAGCCGGACGAGGAAAGATTGTTTAGGCAATTGATTGAGGATGAAAATTTTCTAAAGTTAGCCAAAAAGAAATACAATAATCAAGAATACAGGCTCATGGGCTTGGGTGAAAAAATCATTAGGAAAAGCAAACCTAAGAAACCCAAAATCAAAAAATTGGAGGATTTTTTTTGACGAAAAAAATAATTGATGTAGTAAAGGATTCCTTGAAGAGAGGTGTTAAGTCCACCCAAGAAATCGCTGACTACATCAATAGAACAACGAAACATGGTATAACTTCCAGCCAGTTAGGTTCAATCTTAAAACGCAAAGAATTTTTGAAACTATCAAAAGGAAAAAACCCTGAATGGAAATTAGAAGGTGAAAACAATGAGAAAAAATGTGAGAACAACGAGAAATAAAAATATACGAAAGGACTTAATTACGATTTTGAAAAAGGAAGGGCCTTTAACGGCTGCACAATTATGTTCAAAATTAATAGAAATGAAGCCGAATAGAATGGCTACACCCTATCAAGTAAGTCAAATTCTGCGAGTCAGAGAGTTTGAGAAGGCAGAAGTCCTGCCTACGCTAACAGGTGTTTGGAAACTAAAGGAGGAATAAATGTGACGAATTATAAGAAAATGATGGGGCTTGCTTGTTATATCGCACAGGCTCATATGCAAGATTGGAACAAGCAAGACATTGAAGAGATGGTAGATAATTGTGGAGTAGAAGCGTGTATTGATTTTTACAAACATTATCAGTACCGCTACGGTATTGACTGTAGCAGAGTTCTAGATTGGCTAGATGAAATATACTTCAAAGAAATGGAGGACTAAACATGTTATGGACAGAAAAATACAGACCAACCAAACTAGCAGAAATTGTCGGTCAAGAACACTTTGTTATGGATGCAGAGAATTGGGTGTCTGCCAAGGACATGCCTAACATCCTTGTCTACGGAACCTCCGGAACAGGCAAGACTACAATTGCTCTTGTCCTCGCTAAGGCCATTCTAGGCCATGAAGTGGATACTAATTTCTTTGAAGTGAACGCTTCGGATGACAGAAAACTAGAAACTGTTAGAACGAAGATTAAGGATATCGCTCAAAGTGCAGTTATTGGCGATAATGTTCCTTTCCGTATCATTCTCTTAGATGAGATGGACGGCATGACAAAGGATGCTCAAAACGCCATGAAAAGAATTATGGAAAAGTATGCTAAGAACATACGATTCATCATTACATGCAACGATAGGCACAAAATTATTCATGCACTTCAAAGTCGGTGCGCTAACTATCGCTTTAAACCTCTTCCGTTGGATTTAGTCCAACGCATTGTCAAACAGGTTTTGGTAAAGGAGGGTCACACAATCCCTCCGGAAGAAGAATTGGGAGCATTCATATACTCTCTGCAAGGTGATTTGCGTAGAACGCTCACTGAGTTACAGGCCAGCATCGTATCGGGAACAACACTGACGAGGCAAATAGAAAAAGGTCTACAAGAGTATGAAGAAATAACAACACAAATAATGAATAAAAATACCAATGAAGCATTAGATAAAATTCATCAAGCAATTTACGCAGGTCGTTCCTCTAAGGAAATCTGCATTGGATTGCACGAATACATTATCCGTTGCGATATGGAGGCTAAAATGAAATTGAAATTCCTGCGAGTGATTGGAGAAGGGGAGTGGAGGTCCACCACCATGACCCCGAAATTACTTGCTTCATGGATGGTGGGCCAACTAATATAGGAGGTAAAAAAAATGCAAAACGAAATAAGCAAAGCAGCAGAGAAGTTAGGTATTTCCGTAGAGGAAGCCCAACTGAAATTTGATGAGATACGAGCAGAAAACGGTGGCCTAGCCACGGAAAGCCCCGTGGCTGTCGCCCTTTGGCGAAGTTATGCGGCACAAGTTATCCGCAACCGTAAATCTACGAACAGCACGAACAACAACGCCGGAAGCGGAGGTCTTGCCAAGCAAGCATTCGGATTCTTCATTTCTCTAGAACAGCCTAGGGACTTGAATGAATACAGCCGAAGAATGGCAGTAGAAGAATGGAAGGATGACCCATTCAATGCACATAAGAACGGATTTGTTGCTATCGTTGAAGAAGCAGAAAACGGATTTTATTCCGTTTCCCGCTATCACAACGACGAGGTACAAACAAAGACAGTGAAGAAACTACCTGATTGTGTCCAAGAATTGGAGGATGGTTCGGTTATCATTCCTCTTGATAACACTCCTCGTTATCAAAACGGAGGAGAGAATTCCAACTACGGTAAGCCACTAAACTCCGTCATGCGGAGAAGCGGTGTCTTTATCGGAAAGGTTCACGATGATGAAGAGTACCAACTCTACAAGTTTTCTTACAAGAATAAGGGTGTTGATTTCCAACCGGAAACCTTCCAGTGGTTGAGTATGGTTGTCATTAAGGATTCTAACCGTGAAGGATATATCTATGGTTTCACCGACAAAACTATTGGAAGCCTTCGGATGAACAGCGAGCAAGACCCCGAAGGAGACCTCTACAGGGATACTTCTGCCTTGAACAAGCATAACTTGATTGCTTCTGCGGCCCCTAACCATGTTGTGTATCTTGGTAATCTCCAAGAAGCACACTCTAACATGATGGATAGTCCGGCGGCAGAGCGGTTCATTATCACGAACGGAACAGTCTGTAACATCAACATGACCGCAACTGCCAACGGTAATCGCATCATCAACATTACCGACCTTACAGCAGAGTTTGACTACGAGGAAGAAGGTATGGTCACTTGCTGGATTCCCGAAGGAATTGATATTGACTTTGGTATTGGTTCAACGGTGACCGTTGTTGGTCGCACCTCTCAACGAGAAACGGACGAAGGACTACAACCTGTAACTATCAATGTTAGTGGTATGTTTGTCAAGGAACGCCGTGGTCAAGTTGTTGAAATTGAGCAAGCAACGGAGGAAGACTTGGACTGGTTTTGATACTGGTCACCATTCCCAAAGATAGGAGACATCGGGCTTAGTCTCCTTCTTCGTGTCTTGGCGTAAGCGTAGGTCAAGGGAAAAACAGACGCTCGGATAGGTGCAAGGCCTAATCCAATTTGGTGATACCATGAACATTACAACAAAAACAATTGAAACTACAAGAGCGTTTATTCGCTATGAAAACATACAACACATCTCTTGGGAATACCTTGATGGGAAGAAAAAAGTCCTCTTGAAAATACATTCGGGTGCTCAAGACTACATTCTTGAAGAGTGTGACCTAGACGAATTCCAATCTTTCTATTTGGAATATAAAGCGTGGGCCTTTCACTCCGACGGGAGGGATAATTAGATGTTGGAATACGATGAACAGTATATTACTTTTGAAGATAAATGGGCAGTAGATTTGAAACAGGTTAATTTTATCACACTCAAACAAAACTGGGAGGATAATAACTACCACATTAAACTACACATAGGAACAAAGGATGTAAGAATAGTCTTAACAACTAAAAAAGAATTAGAAACATTAACAGAATATTGGAAGAACATAAACAAATAAGGTGAAAATTATGATAACAAAAAAGAAAGAAGAAACAGAAATTAAGTTAGATGGCTTTGATGCCATCCTACTACAACAACAAAAAGAGTTTATTGCACAGAAGAATTATCTTCTTGCAGGAATTGAAGGTGAGGCTAAGACGGGTAAATCCGGACTTTCCATGGATACAGAATTCAAAACCTTCTACTTAGATTGTGATGTAGGAGCAGTCCCCACTTGGAAAACAAATCACAACTCTACAAACCGGATTGTGATTTACAACCCCAACGCTAAGGATGAGAATGGTGATTCCGACCCTTACAAAACTCAAGGTAACATTAGAACATTCATTGCTCATGTCGCTCTTGAAATTAAGAAGAGTCAAGAGCCTATTCTTTTCGTTTGGGACGGTGTGGATTCATGGCTTGATGATTGTACCACTTACATGACAGGTATGGAAAACTCTAGGATGAGGCCCTTTAAACCTCAAAAACAACAAGAATGGCATCAAAGAAATAACCCATTCAAGACTGTTATTGGCGAGGCCATTGACCTTCAATGCCATAGGCTTTTCATTACTCATACGAAAGAACCGTTTAGAGATGAACCCGCAAAAGCCATTTGGAACAGAGTTGATTCCAAACTACACACAGTTATTCGGACGAACCAAAGAATGACCATTAAGGGAATGCAATACATTGCCACAATTAAAAGTAGCAAGTATCATCCTAAAATGGTCGGAAAGAAAATTCCTTTCTGCACCTTTGAAGAGGATGGGGTAGTTAAGTGGGAAGGTATTTCGGTACTAAAGGAGATGGAAATTTGAATTTTAGAGTAGATGCTAAAGAGTTTAGAGAGGCATTGGAAGATTGTATGTTGAAGGGTAAGTATTATGACAAGAGTTCTAATCTTGGACAATACATTTACCTTGAAGCATCAAAAAGAAAAGACGACCTCCGATTCTTTGAGTTGAGAATTTGGAACGCCGATATGTCCACAATTGTTATGTGTGCTATCCCAGCAACTCCTCTTTCCCCTACAGATGGATTGTTATTGGATTCAAAAATCGTTTTTGATACTGCGAATACAAATGGCTTTTTGAAAGGTTTTGGAGACACCATATCCTTTCGTATAGAAAGGGGTAGACTTTGTATCTTCTCGGAAGATACAGACCTGTCAATTTCGCTTGTGAACGAACACCCATACGAGTCTTCTATTGACATGGTGAAGAATAATTCTATGCCTTTGTCAAGCGAACTTCAAGTTTATTTTGATAAGGATATTCTTCCCTCTTTTGGTAAAACTTACTTTGAAACAGCCCTAGAAGTAGACAACAAAGAATTCTCAAGCACCGTTCAAATGGCTGAAAGGATTGGTACGGGATTCAAACTAAGTTATTACGAAGATATGGGATTAGCGATTAGCGCAGATTCAAATTCTCAAAATTTTAAAAAAACTATCACACCCTTGGTTAATCTAGGTGATGACAGCATTGTTGAAATCTCCGCACCAATTTACAAATTCTTTAATGAATCTTTTTGGCTATTCTTAAAGGATGAATCTCCCGTCTTTGCTTGTTCAAGCAACCGGATTCTTATTCGTGCGCCTAGAATTAATTGAGGGTAAACCATGATTATTGCTAATAATGAAAATCAAATATACAAATCTTGGAGAAACGAAAACGGTGAGTTGGTCATTCAAGACGATGAACACCGCCCATATTTCTTCGTTCCCGATTCGTACAGAGAGGCTAAATCCTACAGAGTAGGTAAGTTTCTCAAGCGACCACTCACCTATGAAAAGGGAGAATGGTATAACATTGATGGAAAGAAGTTGAAGAAAGTTTACTACGAATTACCTCGCCATGTTGAGGATGCGAAGAAGCCGTTCATACATCCAACCAATGGAGACATGACCTACGAAGCCGATGTATCGGTTGTTAATCGCTATGCCGTGGACAACATCAACGAGATACCAAACTACAAACTTAAGAAATTTTATTGGGATATGGAATGGCAACAAGGTGGAGAGCATGATGGCAAGATTACATCCATCGGCCTTTACAACAATGAAGAGAAGGAGTTTCATACATGGGTTTGGTATCCCGAAGAATCCTTTGAACCAATTGACACTCCTAATGTAGATGGTTATTCCTGTTCTTTACAATCCTTTAGAAGCGAAGAAACAATGCTACGAAACTTTGTAGTGTATTTGGCTATTGAAAGACCCGACATGATGATTGCTTGGTTCGGGCTTAAGTTTGATTTACCTAAGTTATTGAGCCGTTGTATTTCTAACGACATTGACCCAAGATGTATTTCCCCGATTGGAGTTATTGATGGCATCAAAGAATACATGGAAGAGAATCTATCCTTTTCCAAACCGAATGGATATTCTTCAATCGCTCAACCCGTCAAGGGTATGCTCATGCTCAACCTTGATGTTGCTTTTGAACGACAATGGAATGATGCACAACGAGGAACCCTACCAAGTCTAGCCTTAGACTTTGTTTCAAAGACTCTTTTCGGAGAAGGTAAGCACATTGAAACGAAGTTTACAGACCCCAATGAATTCTATTCTAGGGCTTGGCTTGAGGACAAAGAATCGTATCTACAGTATACCATTACTGATGTAGAATTGCTCCGTAGAATTGATGAAGAGAATCATTGTAGTGAGGCTATTATTGCACTACAAAGATTGCTAAAGGCTCCCTTTGAGTCTTGTTTTTTTGCTTCACACATGGGTTCTATTTACTTCATGCGTAATGCTTCTTGGAAATGTAAAACAGGAAAGAAGTTAAAAACAAAGAAATGTGAAGCGTGTGGATTTGAGAATCCCAAAGACAAGCAACTTAAGACCTGTAAGCAGTGTGGAGAATCTTTGTCGTATTCCGGAGCCATGATTTATCATCCTCTCAATGAAGGAGGAACCAACGGGTTGCATCTAAATGTAGCGGCGTTTGACTTTGCTGGCCTCTATCCTTCAATGATAGTGGCTCGCAACATCAGTTTTGAAACCATCAGCGAAACACCCACCTTGTTTGGAGCAGATTTGAACACACCTCAAAATCTCCAACCCTTTCCGGAGGGCTACGAGGAGGATATGGTTTACTTCAAGACCGACGAGTTGGGACTGCTCCCCCGCTCCATTCTTGAGTTGAAAGCATTGAGAAATGCCTACAAGAAGGAGATGAAGGAAGCACGAGAGAACGGCTTGAAAGATGATGTCGTGAAGTGGAATAACAACCAAATGGCTGTTAAAAGACTCATGGCTTCTTTCTACGGAATCCTTGCCTTCAAGGGATTCGGATGGGCAGATTCAAAACT